CGTGAGGATGCCGCCGGCACCGGACTGGTTACGTGTCGGAGGCGTCGTCCGATGGAACGACACCTGTTCAATGAACGCCTCCGCTGTCTCACCCGTCGTGTAATCCCGCCACTGGATCGTGGACGACGACTCCTCCAGCACCTTCAACTGCTGGAAGCGGGTCCACGCCCTGCCATCGTCACCGGACCACACGCCGCGACTGTCACACTCACGGTCGAAGTTCAACAACGGAACCGACACCAGCTCCGCGCGATCCGGTGCAGGCACCGCCTTCAACTGGTAGCCGACAAACGCAGGAGTGTCAGCACTGGAACCCTGAGTCAACTTGAACGCCAGATACAGCGCCGACACTGGGCCACCAGCAGCAGCGTTCAACGAACCAGTCTCATCCCCAGTGACGTTGCTGGCGCTGACAGCCGCCGACCACGTAGACGGAGTAGAGTTCTCACTCACACTCGCATACGCCGTGACCGTACCGACCTTGGACTTATCAGACTGGATACGCAGCGTGCGCCACGCCTTCGACTCCACCGTCCCCAACCGGATCCGGCCAGTCTCCATCCAGCCCTCAGACACATACGTCGTGTTCTGCTTGTACACGCCCACACCGCTCGACGTGAAGAACAGCAAACCACCCGCAGACGTGACCTGGGAACAGGAGCCGCCGATCCCCGCCGGCACCGTCAAATCCGCTGCGGCAGCGAACTTCAAAGGATTCGACACAAGACTCGACCCAAGGTCGATGCGCCACAAACCCGCACGGTTCGACCTGTCACCGCCCTCGCCGTAGGCGCCCATCGTCACGTACACGAACGAACCCACCGCGACCGCATCCGAGCAGCCATCCGCAGACTCAACGACCAGAGGGCCGATAGACAGCGACCCGTCCGTGTTGATCACCGCGATCCGCACACCCTTGCTCGTACCCACAATCATGTACGTGCCCACATACGAGTACAGCGACTTCACCAGTTCACCGCGAGGCATCTCCGCCACCACAGTCGGCTGATCCAACGTCACCGTCGTCGTCGTCGTGCCGATGGTGATCCGGTAGATGATCGACTGGTCACCCGCATAGCCGGCAGCGTAGATCGCAGACGGCCCCTCCGAGACATCAGTCCACGTCCAACCCGTAGTCGGATGCGTGTACAAAGCCGTAGGCAGAGTCGGAGGAGTGCCACCAACCAACTCGTACAACGACAAGCCCACGGCGGCGAACAGGCGCGACTTCACCCAGCGCACCAGCGTCGAAGAACCCGTGTTCCACAGCAGGGAACCCGCGCTCGAAGGGAGCGTGCCCTTGTAGATGCCCGTCGCGTTAGCCGCGTAATACGACGCCCCATCCGATGTCAGGCTCGTCACCGCGCTCGCCCCGCCCCACGTCACCGCGGTAGCGGAACCACCCGTAGTCACATACTTCACGACGGTGCCGTCCGCGTGAAGGTAGCCCGTGTCCACGCCGATCAGGTGCTGCGTGGAACCAGCCGAGGACAGCGACAGCGACGTGTCATTCAGCAACGTCACCTGGCCGGGGGTCCACGGGTTCACGCCACCGCCACGCTTATACCGGAACCGCGCCTCCTCAGACGACACCTCGATCGGCTCCGCGGAGGACAGGCCGGAACCGTAATGCCACGACGCCTGCGAACGCAGCCAGTAACCGGAGTCCAGCGACTGCTCGCCAGGTTCTCGTTCCGTGTCCACGCGGTCCTTACGGAACGGTGCCGTTTCACGACGGTGCGGGAACTCGCGGGAGTACGCGAACAGGAACGGAAGACCGCCGACGGCGCAGTCCCACCGGATGCCGTCCGTGACTGTCCCGGTAGACGAGGCGGGGGAACTGTATGTAGTACCCAGTCCCTCCACTACCTCGTCGGAGATGTCGAAGATCGGCATGGACTACAGCACCCTCTCGACGCGGAGGTAGTCGATACTCGCGGTACGGTTCGTTGCCCCTGCACTTTTCTTGATCGTCAGCGCGGGGTTCAAGTCCACGTTAATGGGAATGTTCGTGGTGTGCGTGGCGACGAGAGTTCCGTCAATGTAGAAGCGAACGGTCGTGGCGTTTACCTGTTCCACGCGGAGTTTGCTGTACGTGGCGGTGGGGACCGCCACCGCAGTAGTCGTGTACGTGCGGGTGGATGCATTCACCGTGCAGCACTGCCAGTTCGCTGACGCGGCAGAGCCAGTCACGGTCCCCTGCGTGTCGTACAGGAAGAACGATCCGTGGGTCATCAGCGACAGGCTGTCCGATTTGAGCCAACCGGCGACGACCTGAAAGGAGTTGGTGCCGTCGGAAACGACACCAACATTGACACTCGTTTCCATCGCCTGGGTGCTGTAACCGGCGTAGACATACTGGGCGTTCGCTGGTCGGAGAGTGACAGAGCCAGTGGTCGTCGTCCCGGCGTCAAGGCTGGCAATGGTGCCGGCGCCTCCGGTCGTGAACGTCGCACCCGTACCCGACACCACGGAAGTCATATGCGTCAGGAGCGTGGTGAATACGAAGTCGTCCACCAGCATCGTGGTCCACGAAGAAGCCGAACCCCACTTCAAGCCCGTGGACTGCGAAGAGTCAGCCACCAGCACCTGACCGTCCGTGCCCACCGCCAGCCGGTCCCACGTATCGGCGGCAGTCGCACCGATGATGTCGCCCTTCGCGTTAGCCAGATTCACCAGCGCGTTAGCCTCATCGAAATCAGCCGCATACACGCCATGCTGCACCACTGCGCCAGACGAATGCGACACGCCAGTCGTGCCACCCACACCACGGGTGGCCGTCAAGTTCAACCCCGCACCCGCAGTCACCGTCATGATCTCCTCATTCACGGTGTCAGGGTCAACAATGATCGTGTACGGGTACGAGCCGGGGAAACCAGTCGTCGCCGTGACAGGTATCGTCGTAGCGACGTTAGTGATACCGCTCGAAAGCGTGGTCCGCTGCGCGGTGGACGAGTAATTCCTACGGGGCATGGCGCTTCCTTAGCGGGTGTAGTAGCTGCGAGTCGGGTACACGTCTTGAAGCCGGCGGGTCTCTTCCTGCAAGCGGAGCTGGAACGTCTGCATCAAGAAACGGGCCAGTGTCGCTGCCGAACCGGCAGGGTTCTGGTTCGAGGCGTAATCCGCTTCAGCACTCAAACCCGTCATGTGTGTTGCATCCAGCAGCGGCACCATCCGCGCCTGCGCGCCGATACGGATCAGATCCTCACACGACGCTGGCAAGCCAGTAACAGTCGTGAACGAGTCTCCGTCAGCGGACAGCTCGCTGGGGATCTTCCGATACGTGACACTCACCGTGCGACCCGGAACAATCGCGTCGAACAGGCTCACCGTCGCACCCGTCGGGTACGCCGTCGGATCAGCCTGATTGTCCATTGAGTAGCGGCGCACCGGCTGCCACTCACCGCTAGGACCAATCGTCTGCCAGGTGATGCTGAGGATGCCCTGCGCGCCGGCAGGCAGCGCATATGTGGACACTGCGGGGTTGAACGTGAACGTTGTGGAACCGACGCCGAACACGTCTGGGTAGACGGCGCGGATCGTTTCATTGATGGCGCGCTTCACCAGTCTGCGCGGGAACAGCGGAGAGCTAGCAACCCGTGTACCCGAAGCGTGCGCTGCAGCAGTGGAACCGCGGAAGCCGCGGCCATAGGGGGGAACTGTCGCCGTCAACGCGCTCGAGTCCACCGAATCGACCCAGATCGTTTCATCACCGATCTCGATAGCTCCACGCGACAACGCCGTCCCGTCAGCGACAGTGATAGTCAGATCATTGTCGTCAATGCCGGCAGTCAGATACGTCGCCTGGTCCTGCAGGGCGGTGAACCCGTACAGGAAGGACAAGGCGTCGTCCGTGATCTCAGCGAAAGTGGACACGCTATTCCTTCCAGTTGACGAACTTCGCAGCCGTCTTCGTAGTGATCATGTCCGCGGGCGGATCAGTGTTCGCGTTGTAGGCACGGCCCAGCATGTTCGTCGCCGCCTCCGCCTGACGCACCTTCTCCACCGACGTGCCACCAGGTTGGATGCCCGCCGCGCGGGCCTTCCCGTAAGCGGCCAAGTCCTTCTTCGTCTGATCGAACATCCATTGGTTCGGGGAGTTGATCGTGTCCGCGACACGCACCCTCGCCGACCTCAGGCACTCCGCATACGATGCGTGGTCCCGTGTGATGCAACCGCTCCTGCAACTCATACTGTCTCCAAGAGTGAGCCGTAACCGGCAGTGGTGAGGTCTGCTGCTTGAGCCTCAGTGAGCAGATCGTCGTGACCGCCGATCACGTACCAGTCCGCGGCACGCAGCTCCACATCCAGTGGCGACTGCTTGAACGTGACGGCACCGTCCTTGAACAGCAGGGTCGATGCGCGCGGTATCCCGTACCTGGCTGCGGGGAGTTGCAGCGTCCACACCTCGTCGCCCGTCTGCTGGATGATCCGGTACGCAGGACGGTTGACATTCCAGTACGTTGTCCGTGCCGCGCCGATGGGGAACGGCGGGATCGTGAACAGGACGTTCCAGCGGGTGGGCCGTTCCGCCGGCACAACCGAAGACAGGACATCCCAAGTGGTCCCGCGGGAGGCTGAGACACTGCCGCCCACACCACAAGTTGTGGCGCGAGTGGCGCTCCTCTGCGCGAGGACATCCCACGTCGTGGATCGTGACGCCGACAGGGAGGTGAGAACGTCCCAGGTTGTCGGTCTGGTTTGCGGGGCGACCGTGGAGAGAACGTCCCACGAGGTGGAGCGCGTGCCCGAGATAGCGGACAGAACATCCCACGTCGTTGCTCGCGTCGCTGCTATCCGACCGATGACGTTCCACGTCGTAGCTCGAGTGGCAGACACCGGGGTGAGTGCGCTGGCGACGTTCCACGTCGTGGCGCGGGTTGCGACCGTGACGGCGGAAAGCACGTCCCATGTAGTGGGACGAGCGGACGAGACACCGACTAGCACGTCCCATGTGGTTGCTCGCGTGCCTGCGGTTACACGGGCGAGAGCGTCCCACGTTGTGGGTCTGGTAGAGGCGACGGGAGTGAGAACATCCCACGTTGTGGGCCTCGTGTTAGAGCGTTGCGCCAACACATCCCACGTTGTAGCGCGTGTGCTACTTACCGGGGCCAGTACATCCCACGTTGTGCCCCGGCTTGCAGACACTGGCACAGTGCCAGCGATCTGAGGGCCGAGCGGCATGTTGACGTTGGTGATGCCGCCCGTAATGTCATACGGGGGGACGCCACGCTCGACAAGCGGGAACAGTACGTCAGTGATGACCAGTTCAGCGTTGACGCCCTGAGCGGTCGTTGCCCCACCGGAGGGGACCAGCGCACCAGAGATACCCCATCTGGTGGATAGGTAGCCCTTGGGGTCAGCAGCCATGCCGACTCCTAGCCGTTAGCGATTTCGATGTTCAGGTCAGGGATGCCAGCGGCGGTGGAGTCAGGGATAGTGGTGAGCATGAGTGCAGAGTCGGCGTAGACGATGGGCATACCCGTCTTGTCCAGTGCGTTGATGTCACCGAAGTTGGCGATGGGGACACGGCCCGACCAGAGGGGCCGTACCAGTGTCACGTTGATTGCTCCTGTCGCTGCGGCGGTGCCGCCCACGACAACTGTCTGCACCGAGTTGACGCCAGAGTCGCCAGCCTGCAACGGGAGTTCGATCCAGCGGCCCACGATGAGACCCGACAGGGAACCGGACGCGCCCGTGGTGCGACCAGCCGTGCCAGCGCTGTTCGTGTACGTCACCGTGACCGTTACCGCGTTGGCGGCTACCGCTGTCGTGGCCCACAGGAAGATCCGTACCCCGTCGCCCGCGCCCGAAGGGCAGCGCCCAAGGTACGAGGACGCGCCCGCAATCGTGTACGTGGTAGGCGCTGCGGGGGTCGTGGGGACGTTGATTCCCCACAGGCAGTCCCACAACTCCATGCGGCCAGCGACCGACAGGTTGTACTGCACGCGGGTCAAGTAGCCGGTAGCGCCACCGCCGAACGCATTGATGGCGGGGTAACCGCCAGTCGCATCAGTTGGCACCACACCCGTCAGGGCGGTGGTGAACGCCGCAGTGCCAGCGCCGGGGTTACCGGCACTAGCGAACTGCGTGGAGCGCTGAGCCGCGACAGTGGTGATGGAAGCCGTCTTCGTGAACGGGATGATCTGCTTCGGCGCAGCGATATACGCATCGGCGGTAGTGATAGCCACTACAGGCTCCCGGTGTCGCCCGCGACAGCAATAGTCACGCCGTCATTCGACAAGGCATCAGTGTTCGCTGCAGTGCGCCGAACCCAGAACGCCTTGCACTGGCCCGCCGGGATGTTCCCCAACGACAAGCCCGTGCCAGCCGTGGTCGGGGACGAGAAGCCGCCCGTGCCAGACGGGGCTGTGGTCTCGTTGGCGACAGTGGCAGCCTGCGTGGAACCGGAGCCGATCGCACTGGCAGCCGTACCATCCACGGCGATAGCGATGGATGCACCACCGGCTGTCTCCGCTGACAGGTAGACCACCGCGTTCTCAAGGGCGTTGGAGGCGTTGGAGTTGTGGACGAAGATGCACCTGTAATCGACGGTGCTGGCTGCGTTCTCCGCGCCGCTAATGTCATCGAACAGGTCGTTGGCCGAACCACCAGTCCACTGTGTGGTGCTGATCTGGTCGCCAAGGGAAGTGGAGGCCGCACTCGCCGTGGTGTTACCGGCAGCAGCGGCCACGCTGTACTTGAACAGGATTTCGCCGGACGTAATCGCAGCCATGCTAGGACTCCAAGGTAGGTGTGTAACCGGCAGCAATCAGAAGAGCTGCCTCGCCGTCAGAGATGAAGTACTTGTGACCGCCCTGGTACACGAAGTCAGCCTCCGTGAACAGTTCCAGAGCGGGCGTCGTCACGGACTCGTACACGCTGCCACGCTTCACCACGCTGTACGCATACGTCGTCGTGAAACGGGACAGGAGAGGGCCAGCGTTCACGTTCTTCAACGTGTACGTCGG